TTATTAGCTTTTCAAATCGGCTTTAGCCTCGCTTACCTCCTTATCAGCACCAGAATTAACCATTGCTAGTTGTATCTCTTCAAGAATTGATGCTTCAACTTCTCTTCTTAAAGATGCCTTATCTCCATCTTGAAAAAGTCTTTTACCATCTTCATCTAATGCTTTTTCTATCATCATCTGTAAAGCATAATCATTGTTATCTTCAGTTCCACTTTTTTTAATTATGGATTCTCTTTCAGCAATAGTTAAAGGATGCCAATAAACAGAAAAAATTACCTCATCATTTTTAATTACATCATGTTTATAAAGTTGAGAGATCCCAAACTTGTTTCTTAAAAGGTCAACTGCTCTAGTCATAAAATTAGTATACTTACTTTAGTATACTAAGCGTTTGCCGTAAATTGGCAAGATATTAAGCCTAAAAAATGTGAAGAGTCATCTAATTCAATAGGTGCAGGACCAACAACATCAAGCACTCTAGGATCACAACTAAAGATATCGCTATAACCAGGAGCATTAACAGAAGTAAGGCCATCAATAACAGCCTCTCCTAATGCAGATAAAGTTGCAGTACCTTTTCCTCTTGGAACATAAATATTACATTGAATAACACCAGAATAAAAATCCTGTGATGCACCTTGAGTTTGAGTTGTTGCCTGTGCAAAATCTACTGACATAAGAATATATTTTTTTGTTTTGCCTGGTGTTTTATAAACCATATTGTCATAGACCATTTCGACAGTAGCATCTACTGCTGCAACTGCGTCTGTTACTGCTTTTTCAAAAGCTGCTCGTGTGTTAATTAAAGTCATAGATCAGTGTAATCAACAAATACTGAAGTAGGATCACTAAATTTACCAATACCAGTTGGTTTGAATTTGACATTTGTCTGATCTCCCCTAACTCCAGTACCAAAGGTGGCAACACCAATTTTTGGTTTCTTGTCATTGAATATTTCATTAATTTTTAAACCAATTACGTTTTGAACATAAAGAGGAATTTTACTATTTATAGATCCTAAAGCTCTTGCTGCATACTGTGATCTATTACCAATAAATACTTTAGAGAAAGGTTTAAAATCATATTTAATAGTATCAATAAATCTAGGTTCAACTTTTGCTTGAGGATTACTTTGCCTTCCATCTCTTCTTGGGCTGATATTACTCCATGGAGCAACTGATTCTCTTGCTTCATCAGGTCTAGGTCTTTGAGTACTAGCTGTCCAACTAGAAACAAAAAATCCAGTATCTACAGGACTATATTTTTGTGATCCTTGATTAGATAAATCAGATAAAGCTGCTCTTATAAAAGTATTAAAATCTTGCTGTAAATTTCCAGTAAGATCTCTTTCTATATTTTCAATACCTTTAGCTCTAGCCATCAGAACCTCACTAATAAAGTAAACATATAAGTCTGTCCACCTTGTCTTGTATCTATATTAACTATCTGTCCTACTCTTGTAGATCCAGCATAAGTTAATGTAACTTCATCTTGAAAATCAGGTTGATTATCTCCTATCAGATCAGGTGTAATATATATCTTTGCTTCTCTTCTTTCTCTACCATCATCTTCAGTGGATTGAACAAACTCAACAGGAGCTTTGATACTGTAAGTCGTATCACTTGTAGAATAAACACCTGTAGCTGTGTTATAACTTCCTGATGCTTTTTTTGTATAAACAATTGAAGAATCTAAAGAAGATCCCAAATCAGCTACAACCTGTTTAGCTACATTTTTTAATAAAGAATCAAGTTGACCTGCCATTATCCTCTAACAACCCTCATTTGAAAACTACCAGCTCCACCTAGCATATATGCTCCAAGATAACTTTGTAACCAAGGATATACATCAAGAATATTATTTATAGAACCAGTTCCCTGACTTGCAGTATTGTACTTAACTTGAATATCTCCTAATCTAACTTCTTCAAAGTTACCATCTTTTCCTGTAGTTCCTGTAATAGCATCAGTATCGTTTGCCAATGCTCTAGCTAGTTCGTATTGTGCATATTTAATATTATTTGGAATTTTAGAACAAGCCAGTTCAACACCATCTACCTGATAATTATTTCTTGGAAACTTCAATGCCTGTCCATCATCACATCTATCTCCATAAAAAACTAAGGTATCAATCCATCTTGTAGCTGATATTAATGCTCTTTTCTTCTGATCATCTGTTTTATTAGTCCAAGTAGAAGAATCTGGGGAGGTATCAAAATAGTCATTAGCTTCTGTCAATGTGACATAACTATTAGCATTTTCTCCTTTTATAGTTGCGTTTATAGTAGCTGCCACGATTAATAAAGTAATTTAGTTTTATTGTAGCGTAAAGAAAAAACCCCACCAATAATTGATGAGGTTTGATGACCACAATTTAATGATATTAAGGATTAGTTCCAGTATCAAGTGGTGAGTTAACGATTAGTTCAACTATAGGAATTAAATCAGCATCGTATGTGATTGCCCAGTTATTATCGTTAGCTAATGCTGCGTTAGTTGGGTTATCTGAAGCAGATGTCCACTTAGTTCCCATAACGTGATAAGCACTGTGATAATCAACAGACATAACATCCTGCTTAGATAAGATGTTTCTATCTGATTCAATACTTAGAGGAGATTGCTCACCTTCAAGAATTGTTCCTGACTTAATTAAGTAACAACGGAACTCTTTTTGATGACCTGTTGTACCAGGATGAACTGTATTAACCTGAGAATCAATAACAACATTCATACCAGCAAACTGACCGATGCTTGTCTCGTTAACACCGACACCGCCACCACCCCAAGTTACTGCACCACCAGTTGTGAAAGCAGATGTTGAGAATGTAAGCATACCAACCTGATATAGGTAGTAAGCAACAGATGGATGAACAACTAGAGTATCTAGCTCATCTCCTCTTGTTCCGAGAAGTGATCTTCCTCTTGCAACAGTAGAAGCTGTTAAGAAGTTATCTTCATCAGCACCAGAAGCAGCACCCTTAGATAAATCTAAACAGTTTGAACCTAATGGTCCAAAAGTAGATCCGAACAAACCATCTAACAAGCTGAATAGTCTTGCAGAGTTTAGTTTGTTGATAGCATCTGCAATTTGGTTTCTAATGTGACCCATTGGATCTTCACCAGCAGCCAATACAGCTACATCATCAACAGCATACGCAAAACCTCTGTGACAGATGGTTGCGATCTGTGTGTCTGTACCAATCTTTTGTGGTGTCAAATAACCATTGTTACTTGTACCCCACGTTGCAGTACCATCTAAAATTTCTTCAGTTGGTGTGATTGGGTTAAATTCTGGAACTTGGATTCTTGTTCCACCTTCTGTTGCGTCAAGAAGTGAGTTTCTTACAACAGCACCAGATTTTAAAAATGCACTACGTTCCTTGATAGCTTCGGAAACATATGTGCTTAGATTATTTCTCTTAACGATATCCGCTAATAGGACACCGCCAGAGTAATTCTGAAACGGAGCAGCCATTCAGATTACCTATAAAAAGTTTTTTGCGATACCCTAATCACAGATAAGGGGATTAGTTTCACAGAAACTAACTATTTTTGAGCCTCTTGCTTGAGCACTGCTGCAAGCTGCGGATCTTGATCTAATAGTAGCATTTGTTGAGTGAGGTTGCCCGTTTTCCAAGGATTTACTTGACCTCCAGAGGCATTTGCTATAGGACTAGGCTTTGCACCCATTCCAGCAGCACTACTAGGCTTGAAATGATGTTCCCATCCACTACCAGGGTTTTTCAAGGTAGAAAGATAAGCATTTAAATCCTGTTCAACACCACCATTAAGAACAACTACTTTACCTTCAGCATTTTTTTGTAACTTGTTTTGTAATAAAGCCAAAGTTTGTTCTGCATTAATAGCACCAAGATTACTGATAGCAGCTAATGCTTTTGTTTTTGTTGAAGCCACTTCATTAGAAGTTTTCATATCTTCTAATTGTTGCGACAAACTTGAAATCTGTTGATCTTTTTCTTGTGCAGTTTTATTAGCCTCTTCCCAAAGAGTCTTCCATTGACCTTGATCTTCTAATTCTTGTTTTCTTTGTTCCTCTTTTTTCTTATAAACTTCATCAAGTTTATTTTTTGCACCCTTGAACTTTTCTTGTTCCTCTGCAACTTGCTTTTTTAAGGCATTTAGTTGTGATTCATACTCTGCCTTAATCGCAGTAAGATCAGGTGCTTGTGGTTGTGTTGGTTGTGAAGCAGTTTCAGCCACAGGCTGTTCAGCGTTGGTCACAGACTCAGGCTGAATTACTTTTTCTTCGATTGCCATGAATTAGTCAGATAGTGGGCTAGTAGTTTTCTTTTTTGAAACTTTTTTCTTAGTT